ACGGGACGTCGGGTCGCGGATCGAGCGGGCGGCGGGTTCGCGCACCCTTGACGGCCTTGCCGATGTCGCCAAAGTATTTGGCCATTGTCTTGAAGCCTGCGACGGGGGAAGTGATCGGGGGACGGCGCGTCAATCACCGCGGGTCACGTCCAAACCAAATTCAAATTGATAAGAACGTAAATATCCATGTTCCTTGATAAGTTTGTCACGGGATGATTTCATATCAACCATAAACAAAGATCTTGCTGATAATATTTCGGGAGAAGGACTGTGCAAACCGCTGTGCAAACCCCAATATGTATCTTTATAGAATTTAGGGTTTGCAATGATACGTTCATGATAACGAAATTCTTCGGGATTATTCATCTTACTATCACATGGCACATTAGCTTTAAGTCTACATCGCGTTAAGAGCCTGGATCATCTGGTTTGACGAAAGTGACGGTCCGACGGATTCCACCAGTCTAAAAAACTTGATTTTTCAGTAATAGACCAGTCCATAAGTTCTAATGCATTCCTATTAACATACCACCTCCCATTTTTTTTATGTGGTTGTAATGGTTCACAATTTTTAATACGATTATCTAAAATCCATTTATCAGAGTTATAGATCTTTCCTATAGCGGATCTATAAGACTCTAGAGCTAATTTTATGGGAACTGCATTCATCGGGGCATTCTTCATCATGTTAGAAATCTGTATCGCGTGATTTTTTAACACAGTATCTTCTACCATTTTCGGTGATGGAGGGTCGGACGACGAACGTAGCATATCATTATATTCTTGGGAACCTGGATAACCCTGACTTATTGACATACCCCGCTTTGATAATCCCATTTATATTTTAGCATCAATTATCTTTATATATGATCATGCTACAAAAGATCTATGTTAAATACAAGCTTCTCCACAAGTCTACATCGCGTTAAGAGCCTGGATCATCTGGTTTGACGTCATCATCGCCTGTGAATTCAGACCCTGCTTCATTTCCTTGCGGGTCTTGAAGAGGGATAACTCGAGTTCGGCGATATCGAGTCGAGGGATGATGAGCTGGACCATCATCCAGTTCGGTACGATGAACACTCGAGTCACTCCGTGCTTATTAAAGTTGAAGAGAACGTGGACGCCGTTGTCTTCTTCTTTTGTTATGTACATCTCAGCGTAGCGAACTCCATCGAAGATGAAGCTGTCAGCCCCGTACGCCCATCTCGCAGAAGCTAAAATGTATAAAAATGGTAAAGGTTCTAGTGGTGTACCTGAACATAACGCTAATATAGACATGATCGTCCCGACACCTAGTCCAGGAAACATTTCCATATTAGAGTTGTATTATCTTTAATTGTCGCCGTAAATTTGCAAAATATCTTTCACTATTGGAGACCTTTCTATGTCTTCGTGATCAAAAGTTATACACTCTATACGTTTATACTTTGTTTTTTGTAGTTTTTCATAAATATCTTTTAATCCATTATCGTGATATTTTCTATCATGTTGTTTTAAATCACCTGTTATTACCATTTTACTATTATCACCTATACGTGTGAGAAGCATTTTCATTTGATTAGGGGTGCTATTTTGCATCTCATCTGCTATGATGAAAGAGTTTTTAAAGGTTCTTCCTCTCATGTAAGCTAGGGGGCATATTTCTATTATTTTTTCTTTGATCATATTTGCTATTTGATGTTGACTATAAAATTCCGAAAATATATCCATGATAGGTCTTGTCCATGGATCCATTTTCTCTTCAAGCGTTCCGGGTAGGTATCCTATATCTTCTTCGACAGAAACAGCTGGTCGTGTTAAAATTATTTTATTAAAATCACCATCATTTAAACCTTCTATAGCCGCGTAACATGCAAGCATTGTTTTACCTGTTCCAGCGGGACCTACTGCAAATACCATAGGTTTACACCCGTGTAAAACTCTTTTATATTCTTTTTGATTATCATTTTTTGGTGTGGCTGATGGAATTGGTATTTCTATTTCAAATTGCACATCTTGATATTCTGACTCAAAAGAACATGGTGATAATTTTTCTCTTTTTTGCTTTTTACCTCCCATACTATTTACTTAGAAGTTTTTGGTAAATTACCCATTAAGAGTCTTGCACTGGGATCTGTAATATTCGTCCATTTTGGTCTCCATATTTCACTTATGAGATGGTCATGTTGGTCTCCATAATGATCCCAAAATATGATTCTATAAATCGCTTCTTCTTTTGTCAAGGGTGTGTTATGACCCTTAGATAAAACGCGCGCTTTACTAAACATTTCGTCGGTGACCATCTGATGGGAATGTGTTTTGATATGATTAACCCATCTACTTCCTACTGCATCACTCATACCATCTTTACGTCTCCATAAAATTTTATCTGGGAGATATCCCGTAAAAGCTTTTCTCAAAATATGCTTTTCCAATTTGTGTATTTTGAGATTTTGATTCATAGACATACAAATCTCTATGAATTCTTTATCCAAAAATGGAACTATGAGATCAAGACCATGTGCACCGGCACATCGATCTGCTCGAAGTCCGTCGAATTGGTGAATTAGTTTTAGGCGTCTCATGTTTTCATGAGCAAACTCTTCAACATCTGGGGCGTTGTGAAAATATAAATATCCTCCTAACAATTCATCAGCACCTTCACCGGAAAATATATATCTGCAATTTGTGTTCTCTTTTATATATTTACATAACATCCACATAGGTATACTCGCTCTGACTGTTGTCGTATCATACGATTCCAGAGAATGAATAACATCTGACATGTATTTAATACCGTCCTCGAGTGTGAAAGTGACTTCCGTGTGATCTGAACCTATATGCTTCGCAACTATTCTCGCAGATTCAAGATCGGGGCTATCATGAAGACCGATCGAGAATGTTTTAATTTTTCCAAGCTTTTTAGATGCAATTGAAGCTATGAGACTACTATCTAAACCACCAGAAAGTAGAAATCCTATATCACGATCAGAATGCTCTAAACGTTTATGTACTGCAGATTCCAGCGTTTCTTTTACGATTTGAGTAGAATCCGTGGTGAGATATTTATATACATACCAATACGTGTTGTAATAACAGATAAAGTTGTCTACGTACGAATCGTAGATATATCCGGGTGGAAATACATGTATTGTTGATTGTAAAAATTTTAGAGCTTTCACTTCACTCGCGAAAGCTATGGATCCCTTATCGTATCGAGTGTAAAACAAAGGTCTCACACCTACAGGATCCCTGGCTGCCATGACACGTTTTCCATTCGTATATACGAATGCGAAATCCGCTTGGATGACGTCGACGGTCCGCATTATTCCGATGGATTCGATCATAGGTAAAAGAATCTCACAATCACTATCACTCTTTTCACTACCTATTACAAAATCCTTGTAATTGTATATTTCTCCATTACATACTAACATGGATTTGTTATGTCTGAAAGGTTGCATACCGTTTTTCGATAAATCCTTTATAGAAAGTCTATAAAAGTCCATACGACATTTACCCCTCACACTTGTCTTATAATCATCTGGACCTCTATGCGTTAGAGAGTTTATGGGGACCTCTACCTCTTCTCCATATAAAGCTAGAATTCCACACATGAATATACTTACCTCCTATCCTTAAACTGATTAAAGATAAACATATCATATTTTATAATGATTGTGGATTGTTTTACATTTCACAATGAAGTTGATTTTATCATTAAACGCATGACATATTTAAATCCTGTGGTAGATAAATTTGTTATTGTTGAATCTACTTACACACATAGAGGGGAAGCTAAAGAGCTTTATTTTCAAATGAATAAAGATAAGTTTGATACGTGGAAAGATAAAATAATTCATATCATTCTTGATGTAGTTCCACCAGATTCAAATCCCTGGACTATGGAAAATATGCAACGTAATTATATTTTGAAAGGATTGGAAACGATACCTGATGATGCCATTATTATGATTTCTGATGCGGATGAAGTTCCAAAAACTGATCTCATCAAAAAACTTCCAAGATCGTTGGACACCATAAGTTTACATATGATTACGTTTAATTATTCTATCGAATATTTTCAAACATTTGAAAAGTGGTTTGGAACTGTTATTTCTACAAAGAAAAATGTAGTTGATAAATCTCCTCAATATTTTAGGGATAATAGATGGAAATTTCCACACGTGGAATTTGGAGGGTGGCATTTTTCTTCATTTGGAGATGCAAAATTTTTGGCGAATAAACTCAGAAGTTGTGCGGAATGTTACGACGAAGGGTTCGACGAACATATGGCCGATGTATATTTTAAGGAAAAATTATCACATAATGGTAAATTTAAATTGACACCTTCTCCACCAGAACTTATAGCATCTTTACCAGATATTTTTAGATAATTAACTTAAAAGATGGAATAACATTATCTATATGCATCCCACACAGCTTTATATGGATATTTGTAGACGTCTTAAAACGTACTTTAAACCTTTTAAGACTAATTTGAAAAAGATCAGATTTGGACCACATGGAGACGGAGGATATGTGGCTATAGATATGGAAAAGTGTGATGCGTTGTATAGCTACGGGTCTAATAATGAGATTGAATTTGAAAAAACTTTTTATGAAAAATACAAAAAGCCATGTTACGTTTATGATCACACTATAAAAGAGATAACTAATAAACCTGACTATATACACTTTTATAGAGAAGGTGTTTCATCTAAGAAGGAAGAAAATTTAAATACCATCGACGCACATATAGAAAATAACGGACATACCGAAAATACTAATTTATTTGCACAGATAGATGTAGAGGGGGCCGAATGGGATTCACTCGTAGCATCCAAGTATCTGAAAAATTTTTCACAGATGATCATAGAGTTTCATTTATTTGGAAATCTTCTATCGTACGATAAAAAGATAGATGAACTTTATCAACATCTAAATAAGCATTTCATATGTGTACATGTTCATGGGAACAATTATCCTTTAGTTCCTTGGATAGATAATAATTTTCCCATGGTGTTTGAAGTTACGTATATTCGTAGGGATTTAGTAGATACTACAGAACCTGAGACTGAACCGTTTCCAATCAAGGGACTCGACTATCCAAATTTTACAGGTCGCCCAGACATGCATATAGATTACTTCGTTTAAAGAATTTAAAATATTAAAATGTATGGAGTTTGTTTATGAGAAGGATATAACACCTATAAAACCGTTAGATAATGATAACTGCTGGCCGGGTAGTACGTATTCAATGTTCAGATGTGTCTTAAAAAGAGATGATAGGTATATAACATATGTTAGAGTATGTATAAATAATAAAACAATGCTTATGTATGAATCATTTAATCTAAATTGGGAAAGTAATGAAGATAAACGGTACTTAGGAAGTGATATAGATGCACAAGATCCTCGTATAATAGAAGTCCAAGACGAAGTATATATTATTTTTATAGCGAGATCTCCATTTCCAAATCAAAATTATACTTTATGGATTTTGAATCATGACACATCTGAATGTAAACCTTTATACGCAAATGGTTTAAATGTGATAGAAAAGAATTGGGCACCATTTGTGAGGGATAATAAGTTGATGTTTGTTTATAATTACGATCCAATTATTATATTATCATGTAATATTTCAACTGGATATTGTGATATAGTCAAAGGTAATCTACCTTTTCGTACACAAGATACTTTTATACGAGGTGGATCTAATTTAATGGATATGGGTGATTATTATATGGGATTTTCTCATTCTAGACTTCCCATTAATTCATCTTTTAGACCTGGATTTTTACATCTTACACACATGGTTAGAATTTCAAAACAAAATTTAGAACTTATAGACGTTTCTGAACCTATTGTTTATAAAAAGGGGGGAGATATAGTTAAGGAAACCATACAAGATCCCGTGTCATGTTGGATAGATAATGATACAATCTATATTACAACAAACATGAGAGATAACTTTTGTGAAATTTACAGTTTTTCGCAAAAATCATGGAATGAAAGAGTAAAGAATATGTTAGAAAATACTAATAATACTTGGTTTACATAACCCCTGGAACCATTCTAATCTTATTCACGTAGTAGATATAACCACCTACGAGAGCCGCTAGCGCCAGTAAAATATAATTAAACGACATCTTTTTACGTTTTTTCTCGGTTTCTTTTATGATCTTTTCGGCTTCTTCTTTAGTCGGGAGTCTTTCCACGCTCTGATGTAATTTTTCAATCTTACCTATGAGAGCGTGTATAGCTTCTAATATTTGTGCTTCTTTGGAAACCGGCGTTTCCTTATGATCAACGGTGGTGACCTCTAATATCATGTGCCACTTTGAAGCTGGATTCAGTGTCACATAATCCCCATCATCCTGTTCCTCGTATATTTCAAAGTCTAATTTTTGAATAGATATCGGGTTAAAATAGTTTGTTTTTCTGTTGAAACTTTTCCATTGTTTGTCGCGTAAAACGAGACCATCCGTTCCAGTGAAATGTCTCTCTAAAGGTACACGAGCAAAAATATGTCCATGACGTTCATCGAGCATCTGTGCAACTTGAGGTATCTTGGGACACAGAATATCAACATGTTTTGCTATATTTGTATTTAGTGAAGTTGTGGTAGCGCCAACTTGTGTTATATAAAAATCCACCATCTTTATGCCTAATACACGACTGAAATCTTCCACATGTGTATTAGAAGTTAGTGATAGATCTAATGAAAATGTGTTATTAGTTCCATTTACATAATTGGAATCGACCACAATGTATTGAACTTTTTTAGGTATATCGTGAATCGATACCATTCTGATATTCTCGTAGAAATAAAATTCACCTAAGTTGCGACAATCTTTGTAATTTTATCAAGTAAAAATGGAATCACGGCTATGGCCATCTCGCTTGGATGAATACATTACACGTACAAATCCACAAGCCTCTGATGAACTACGAACGATATTTCAAGAAATTTTGAATGAGAACAATGGATTGCGTGATGAAATTGTTGAACTCAAGAAGAAAGTAAAAGTTCCCAAGGTAAAAGTGGAAAAAATTCGTTGCCCCCATAAAACCGCCAAGGGGGAGCAATGTAAAAAGTTTTGTGCAGAAGGTTTAGGAACGTGTAAAGTTCATGCACGCCCTCCCAAACCCGCCAAGGAGCCAAAGCCTCCGAGAGCGAAGAGACCTGCTTGCACGGGAATCAACATAAGGGGTAATCCTTGTCGTAATAAATGTATAGAGGGAGAAACATTCTGCGAGAAACACGATCCCTCTAAACCTCCGACGACTAAAAAAACCAAACGTCTTAAAAAAAGAGATGTCCCCGTTCATAATCATGCCCCCGGGGAGACTCCATCAGAACCTTGTGTACTCTGTCAAACACATGGTGATATATTTGATCCGAACGTTATCAAAGTAGAGTTTGTGGAATCACAAGGGGAGGATGGGTTGACACTAAAAGATAGAATTTAAAACCTTAGTGAATATAAATTGTAATGAAAAAAAGAGAAATGTCAGCCATTCGAAGATTAAAAGTTTTGCAAAATCATTTTAGACACATGTCACCCGTTGCTTTATCTGAACGAATACTTTTTGAAGGCAGACCACCTACAACTTTGGAAGTTTTTCCCGAAGTTCCAAGAAAATTTGCTATTCATTTGGATATCAATCATGATCAAAAATTAATTGAATTTGAAACTGAGAATATGACCATACACGATAAAATAAACGTTTACTTAAAATACAAGGAACATATAAGACAAACCTACCCAAATTATATAGTTAAAGAAAGGCACGATTAATACCTAAGTCTCGTGCACGTTTCTTAAATTTTATGAAAAATGAGATATTGTACCGTCACGAGTTGTATGTCGAAGAAACCCGCTAAAGTGGATAGTACAAACCACATGTGTGCGGAAAGGCAATTAATACGAAGATTGTATAGGGAGTGTATACGTAAGGGTTATAAACCGCATCAGTTTTCTGAATGGGTTCACAGAAAATATGGACACCTGATAATATATAGGAATACCGTATATGGTGCTGGTGTATCATTACCGTGTGTTTTATGTAGAAAGGTCATAGAACGATACGATATCTGTTGGATGGCATACGATGGAGAAGAGTGGGTGCACAGTGAAAAGACTGCGGTATTACCTCAATCTATTCCGACGAGAAAGCAGAAAGAAGTTCTTGGTTTTGGAAAATGCACCTAAGTTGTAAAGTAGTATTAAATTTTATAAGATGAATATATTTTTTCTTTCATTGAATCCTAAGGAAATCGCCAAACTATCATGCGACCAACATGTCGTTAAGATTCAACTCGAAATATGTCAAATGTTATACACTGCCTGGTTTTTTTCAGGTCAGGAAGAGTACGTCAGAGAACACGCACCCCTGACAAAAGATGGAAGCAAGCGTGGGTATAAACCCGCTCATAAGAAGCACCCCATGACCATGTGGATTGCATCTAACATTGAAAACTATCTATATGCTTGTAAAATCGGTCTCGCTCTCAGTAGTGAATACACAGAGCGGTACGGAAAGATTCACACGTGTGAACAACACTTGCGATGGTTGTATGAAAATCATCCTTCTCATTTCGAAGAACGTAAAAGTGAAACTGCTTATTACTCAAATGAAGGTATCCCAGAATGTATGCCCGATCAATATAAATGCCCCGATGTTGTCGCAGCTTATAAGATGTATTATGTAAACGATAAAGCCCCTTTTGCGAGATACAAGTGTGAGCGACCTAGTTTTATGTGTTGATTAAATCTTGAAATGTAATAATATCTTCTGTATCTATCATTCTTGAATATTCAAGTTCGCCATCGTCAAAATACAAGGGGTTCACTTTCGCTTCATGAAAAACACGCTCTAAAGTGAACCCCATAGCGTCAAACTCCTTTAGAATGGATCTCAAAAGATCATCATCTAGATTTTCTAGACAAAACTGAAACTTACCCGCGGAAAACTCGAGTCTATCCGTGTGATTGCTCTTGACGAAAACATTTTCCTTAATAAACTCTTTTAAATATGTTTCTTTCATATCTTTGAGACCATAATCATCTAATAGATATTTAAATCCAGACGAAACCTTTTTAATGAATCGCCGTTTTTTATTCGACAGGGGCATCCTTATAGTATTAGTTAAAATAATATCTCTAAGATAAATTATGAACATCATTCGAAATATATGTCCGCATCAAAAAAGACTTATTCAATGTAATATATGCAACGGGGGTGGTATATGTATACATGGTGAAATAAGAAGTATGTGTCGTATGTGTGTATATTCCGAGTTATGCGAACATGGATATGCAAAAAAGGCTTGTACTGTATGTTCGAAAAAATAATTTCTTCTATTAGTATAAGATGGATCATAAAATTTTGATTCTGGGTATAACTATTTTTATAGTTATACTTTTGTTGAGTTTCAGGAAAGAAAAATATGAAAACGAGGAAGATATTGGTGAAGTGGAAGTCCCACCAAGTTTTAATATTTCAGAGTTTCTAAAAAAATTACAACTAGCGAAAGAAGAGAAAAGGAAAAACGATGAAACATTGGATGCTCTTTATGATATAAATAGAGATGAAAACCAAGATTCTCAGGAAGAGGCGGCTGCGGCTATAGAAGAGGAAGACGAAGCGCAATATACATTTTTAAAAGATTTGGTAGATGGTACTCAAAGATATGAGGATCAAATTAGGGAGGACGCGAGAAACCAGGTCAAGAGTAAGCTTGAAAAGACAGTGACGGATCAGGCTCGAGATTATTTTGAAAATAAAAGTACGGGTTTTGAGAATATTCGAAAGAAGAAAGGTATAGTTAAGGTTGATAACGTAAAGTTTGACTCCTTTTCCGCAGCTTTGTCTGCCGGAATAGATATATCTACGTACGGAGGTACAAATGTATATGGTACGGGTGAAAAATTTTACTCGGCACGCGTTCCTTATTGTCATAAACGTCCGGCGCTACATGAGGGGGCGACGGGTAGCCAGCGCCAAAAGTATTTACAAAAAAGTGAATACAGTTGTTTAACAAAGGATGGTGTGCCAGGTGATGTAGGAGAAAATGGATTCAAGGTTGATAGTTTTGAGGAATGTGCCTCTAAATGTCTAACAAGTGATTTATGTTCTGGATTTTCCATCGTGCCAGATGCAACGTTTCCAAAGGAGGGTTTTGGTATGACATGCAAAATGACCCACCACGAATTCGAAGATACCATAATACAGGATGTAGGGAAAAATGAACAAGTATTTGCGGTACATGAAGACGATAAGCTGAAAAATCCGTTATATTTTCATATAATGGATAAAAACTACGGCGGCTCAGGATCATCGTCACCTTCGGGGTTCTTGGCGGCGCATAGTATGGAACAAAAAGGTAGTGATTTCCACAAGAAAGGTGGGGCGTCCGGCTCCCAGTGTTATTGGAGATCTGCATGCGATTATTATCCCTATTGCTACGGGGACGTCGGCGGCAACCTCCAGAAATTTCAGAAATCAGCATGTGAGAATGGTGTAGACATACAAAATAATGGCATTCGCAGAGATTGCGACGGTGCCTGGGTTGGCATGAAAAAAGGTGGTGATACTGACCACGACTGGATTCGCATAGAAGAATTAGAAACTATTGATCAACGAGTCCGAGGGTCTGCTGGAGGCGCCCCTGCAGTATGTTCGAGTCGGAGTTATCCATACGATGGGAAAGAAGAAACTTTTGAAATATTTTTTCAAAAGGCACCCGGCGGGAAACCTGCTGTGAATGGTGGTAGTTGTCCCAGTGCAGATAAAATTGAAGTACCATGTGGACAGGAACGAGCACCAGCTCCTCCAGCTAACGAGCCTTGTGAACTAGAAAGGATAGATACTTTTGGATCTAAGTATATAAATGATAGTGGAAATTATTGTGTAAGAAATGGTGAAGGAGTCACTAAAGATACAACATGGACACTTAAAAAGGCTGCCGTGGGTGATGGACAGTGTGCATTTGATTTAAAGAATGTTGGGGACACCAAAACTATCTCTGGTAGGAATGTGGATGGTAATCCACAGAATTATCCAGAATGTCCGGCTTATTTATTTAAAGATTGTGTGAAATATGAGTCCCGCGGCGCGTGTGAAAATCTATCCGAAGGAAATTGTGGTAAAGGCACAAAAAAGGTATCGTATGTAGTATCACCAGAAGGACAACCGGGAAGATATGGCTCTCAGTGTGGTACTTTAGGTGTATATAAGACAGAAAATTGTGAAAAACCGTGCAACCAAGAATTTTGTACCGCCAAAACTTTAAACAAAGAGGCTTGTCCTGATAGTTGTAAACGAGATGTCTATGGTCAATGTTGCGCATTTACAGGTACAGTCTTCCCGAACGACACGTGGGGGGACAATGAAGCTTATGAAGTATGTGTTCCTGCTAGATATGGAAAAAGTGGTGAATTCACGGGTGGCGGTGGCGGTGCACTTAATCGCTGGTATAAAGAACAGGCGTGTCAGGGGGTATATCCTGGAGACACGGTGACCAAATCCGGCTATGGTGTGGAGATGCCGAGCTATTGCAGCGAGCCCACGTCGCTCGACTTCTGGTGCACGTTCGTGAATGCAAGAAATCGAATTGACTTGAATAAAGGGTTAACCTGTCAAAAATCCGAGGACCTTGGTACCGGTGATGTCTGGAAAGCAGCGATTCCTTTCGCGGAAGATGGTAAAGGCTTATGGGGTACATGGGCTGATGTCGCCACCTATAACGGTGGAATGTATAGACAGATTGGCGCGAAGGGATCGGATGGTATACTTAATGCTAGAGGAGTTGAAAGACCGTACTTTGATTTTCAAACAGCTAGGGACGTGTGTGAAAAGCCACACGATCACGGACTCCCCGCTTCTTCCAACCCCGGAGACGACAACAATTCTACTATTCATAGGTGTAAATTATTTCATGATATCGATTCGTATGGCAAAGGGACATATGAACAGCGTAAATGGTGGTATAACGAAATGAATAAAGACTAACAAAACTAACATAAATTCAGTAAGGCGCGAGAGGTGGCCGTGGAGGCACCGACATGTCGCGAATCTAGGGGTGGCCGCGAAGTTTGACTTTGCCTAGGGTTGCGGAAGGATTGACTTTGCCTAGGGGTGGCCGCGAATCT